CCAGCGGTGCGGAGCATCCTTGATATGACCAGACAGCTCCAGTAGCCTATAAGCAACAATCCAAAAAATTTTTAGCCACAAGTGTTACAAAAATGCTTGACCACAACAGCCTGTCTTACCAAGTGTTCCACTTGTGGTTGTAGATTGACTGCTGCCTTCATCCCCTTTTCCATAAAAGAATCCTTTTGATGGAGTCTTAGTTGGACGCTCCAATACATCAATGTTTCCTAGATGATCATTAATATTTTCTCGTTTATTATCTGAAGCTCCAGTTTCTACTGCCTCCGGCTCTTTTTGAAGAACACCGCCTAAACCCTCAACATCCATTTCATCATCGCTTGTATGTTCAGCAAGTTCTGCCACAATGGTTCTAATCCAGTCCTTAATTTCCTCATAATATGCTTTAGCCTGCTTCGGATTTGAATGTCTTCCAGGTTCCCAATTATCATGAGCAACCGTTTCCATAGCACGGAAATAACTGTTCAAATCTTTTCCCTTTAATTCAAGAATTCCTGTAAAGGGAACCAACTTGGATATATTTCCAAGACGGAATAATTTCATTCCGGCTTTCCTCACAATCAAAACTTTTCTGTCCAGTTTTTCATTCGGGTCGACCAACAGTCTCAATTCCAATGTACCCATACCATGAAAATCCTGTGAATATGTATGAACTCCCTCCGTTCGCGTCAATGCAAGATAATTACCATAAGTTCCTTTGGTCGCACCCGGGCGTTCTCTATGAACGCGTTCCATATATCCTGGTAATGATTTTTTATTGATTTCTCTTCCCTGTACCTTTACCCGAAGCTGCCCATTAAAAAATGACATAAGAAAACTTTCCAATAACGCTACAGTAATTTCTGTTTCCCACTCGCTTGCTGACTTAAATCCATAAATAAAGACATCCGTCCCTACTTCGGATCTTCTATTTATGCTATCAAGTTCTGGTATTACCTCTACCGGATTATTTCCTTTTGCTTCTCCGTAATAACCAATACCACTAGTCATTAATGCACCATCTTGATATGACATTAATCTTGAAATGCCCTGTGCTGCACGCTCATATTTCTGATTGTATGTTCTGTAAAACACCAATCTATAATGCGAATTACTAAATGGAGCACTTTTACCAATGCCAAATGCACCTGCTTTGTCATCGCCTTTGTTCGCACCGCCATCAATTTTTATCAATGCATTCCATCCATCGAAGCTAAAATTAAAAGGATCATCTGATTGTGCATACGGATCTGAAAGTCCCGTTGTATTGTAATCACTGATTCTGAGCACAAAAGTATTCTCCTTTTCTGCCTCTTTAATTGCATCCTTCAAAAAAAGTTTAGCTTTTTCACTCTTCGATCTATCCCAAAAAGTCTTGCATTTTTTCAAGATATTTCGATATTCCACAATACCCGGAATCTGATTTGTAGACACAAAATATCTTTCAAATTCAACCAGAACATCTGGATTATTATCATCCAATGCAGCATCCAAAGAGTTTTGGCAATTTTCTCGTGCCAAAGATGAAAGCTCAGTTCCATTAAAATTTTCAATACCTGCATCAGCAACGCCTTTTACCTGTCCATCCTGGTTGCCGGGGAAATTCCAACTAATCATCTTACTGTCCCTTTCTATATTTTTCTATTGTTGATTCACTGTAATTATCGCATTCAGTTCAACGGTCTTCCTCATCACCTGACACCTGTGGTAAGGAATCTCCACCTCCAAATGCCGAATGAATTCCTATTCCCGCACCAATTGCAGCAAAACCAATCCCTACAGCCCACAGTAGTTTAGTTCCCATCCTCTCAAGGAAATTCTTATTCTGTAAGTCTGCTTCAGCAATCTTATCCGCTACCGCAATCATATCTTCCGTAATTGACTTTCGTTCTATCTCAGATATATTTTCCTTCTCAATCCTCTTCGCTAATGCATCAAGAATGGTTTGATAACCATTAATAACAGCCATTTGACTTTCCTTATTCTTTTCAAGAATATTGCTGCATGCCTGTGTATACTGTTCTATTGTTGCCTTTCCAAAATCCGCATATACCGGAAATTGATTGATGATAGCAATTGCCACATCCTTATCCATATAAGGAATCAATGAAGCAAATTCCATAATTTTGTCCTTTGATACATTACGAAAAGAATCTATCCCCAATGCGCGTTTAACTGCTTTTTCATTGACATATCTTTTTGGCAACTTTTTTGACATAACCATCTCTCCCAATTAGCTTTATTTTCCCCTTCTCACATAAGTAAGTTCAATATCATACCCCAGTACTTCCATCATCTGCACAAAAGTCTTATTCACAACACCACCCTGCTTCTTGATGACACGATTAACATAGGCTTTTGTAGTGTCAATCTCTTCAGCTAGCTGCACCTGTGTTTTTCCCTGCTCTATGCATTTTACTTTTACATCAACTTCGATATTGTTTTTTACCATAATTCCAATCCTCAACCAAAAATCAGTTGTCTTATTCGTATAATTTATAGTACATCATAACTGCCATTTTTTCAATCAAAAAAAAGCCAGTCAGATTCATCATCCAACCGGCTCCAACCTTACACTCCTATAAACTTTCTAACCTCATCCTTGAACTTCCAGACAATCTCCACATGCTCCGGATCCGTAACAACAACCTTCTCAATCATTTCCTGTACCATCGCCTGTGTCAGTTCATCTGCTCCGGAATACTTCTTCATCACACCAAGTGCCTGTGACAAGCTGTCATCCTTAGCAGTTTCCGCTGCCTTAAGCTTCTGCTCCAGTTCTGCAATATCAGCCTCAAGTCTTTCAGCAAGCCTGCCAAGGTCTGCTCTTCTTCTCTGGTACACTTCCTTATCCAGCATACCTGCCATAAACTGATCCACATTTGCAAATCTGTCAGACTCACATTTTTCCTTTTCCTGCTGCAGTCCGGAAAGCTTCTCGGTCAGAAAAAGATTCTCCTGTCTGCTGATACTGTTCTGCTTATCAAGTTTTTTCTTAAAAGCATCCGTCATATCAAGTAGTTGTCTAACCACTGACCAGACAATAGCATTCAGATTATCTTCAGTAACATATCTCTTGCAGCATCCATCTTCTCCAACCTGCTCCTTGGCATGAGGGCATCCAAAATACTTATATTCCTCTCCACGGAAAGAATACGTCTTATAAGTCATCGCCCTTCCGCAGGTGCCACACTTAACCTTCCGATAAAGCGGATAAGTCTTTGGTATGACCTTCTTCGTCTTTCTCTGCTTACAAAATATCTCCTGTGCTCTCAGGAACTCTTCCTTTGTAACAATCCCTTCATGTCTGCCTTCCACAATAAACTGTTCTTCCTTCGGCACAGTTGCTGTATGCTTACAGCCCACACCAACCACTCACCGCCAAGCTTGGCAATCAGTGTACTCTTACCAATTCCCTGACTTCCATTCAGGACAAGCATGGTATCAAACTTACAGCCTGGATTTAACACACGACATGCCGCAGCACATAAAGTCTTTCTGGTGACCGCACGAACATATTTATTGTCAGCTGCTCCCAGATAATCAATCAAAAGCGTATCCACTCTCTCAACCTTGTCCCACTCAGGAAGTGCCTGCAGGAACTCACGGATCGGATGATAAGAGCGGTCATCCGTGACCTTTGCAACTGCAATATCATAATTCCTCTGTGAAAACGTTCCGTAATTCTCATCCACGTAACTGATCAGCTGGGCATCATCGGCATCTCTCCAGAACTTTGACGGATGCTTCCAGGGAACATCACCTTTTATCTCCATGCCATCAAGGTGCTGATTGAACACGATATCCCTGAGATTCGGATCGTTCTCCAATATAAGAGTCAGATTACGAAGTGTATTTTTTAGCTGTAATGATTTATCTTCATATTCCAGTTTCTTCTTCCAAGCATCCGGACCCTCTTCATCAAAATCCTCTGTTGCACTTTCCTGTTTTTCCTTGAAAATGAGAAGCTTTACCTCATCATCTGAACTTGCAAATTTAGCCATTGCCTTGAATGACTTTTTCGGATCATCATCAGAGAACTTATGAACCCTAACCACGTCAAAGGCATTCAGCAGCTGACCACATGCAGGATCTGTCGCATGGAAACTATAGGAAAACTTATCGTCGATAATGGTTACACCGGCACTGCTGTCCGCAGGAATATAATCGTATCTGCCTTCCATTGCAGATGGCTCATACACATCTCCAAGAAATTTATCAATCGCATCCTTGATAGAATAGGTACGGCAAAATGCTCCTACCACACCATCCTTGGTAAGCGGATCAGCCTGCTGCGATGCAGTTTTTTTCACGGCTTCTGATTCTCTTGAAGATACAGGCCATGTAGAAACATCACGCCAGTCATCATAAAGTCCAAGATAATAATCCGGATCTACAACATCTCCATCCATAACACGGTAAATGTATTCCCCATTTGAAGAGGTCGAAGGCCAGTACATCAGTCTGTGCGGCTGATAGGTTGTATCATCAAACATATCCATGCCGATCTCCTGGGCCACCTTACGTGCAACTGCCGGATATTCATCTTCTGACACATCTCTTGTAAGCGGCATGATCAGTCGTAGTCTCGGTGCTTCCGGTGTATGCTTGTGGGTAGAATAAATGCACATCTTATGGGAATTAAACATATCCAGTTCATCCAGAATGTCTGCACTGCCATGATCCATATCAAGAGTGAGCATAGAACGGCAAAGCACGGTACCGTTTTTACGTCTGCCTGCTTTCAGATGCCCGGCAACAAAACCACCCACATCTTTAATGGAATCCTGCTGAGGCTTTGACATTTTTCTGTACTCATCCACAGTTTCTGTAGTAGTCTGAGTGGTACTTACCCTTTTGCAGAAATCCTCCCAGGATATCTCATTGTTTTTCCACTTTTTCTCCATACGGGAATTACCATATGCTATCTTCATGACCTACCTCCTTCAAATCCTCTGTAAAATAGCGAATCTTTTTATGCTGCTTCTTTGCTTTTTCAATCTCTGCAGCCATACCTTCTGAAATAACATCTCCGAATACCCAGACCTGTTCACACTTACTTAAAAGAACGATCCCCATTTTCAGACCAAGCCATCTTTCCGTAGCTTCATCCATAAACTGTGGAAATAATAAATGCGGTGCCATAGGAATACAGTTTTTCTCCACTGCAAATCTTGAAAATGCCCTGGCTCTGTAAGTATTCTTTTCGATATCTCCTGCATACGGTGAGCATATATAGACCAAAGGACGGTAAGCGGCAGCCGCTCTGGCTGCACGCTCCTCCGCCTCCACCTTGGTCAGTGCTTCATATACAACAGGATCGTAATAACCTTCGTTGTTGAATTTACTGACCGACATATTTAATCCTCCTGTTCAATAAGAGGCAAAATACCGTCTGCCTTTAATAAGTCATAGATGAAAAGTCTGCCCTTCTGAGTCCAGTAGGTATGAACCTTGGTATGAATGCTTCCGTCTGTTGCAGGATAAGTATGTGTCTTTGTGCTGGTATAACCCTTTTCCGCATACTTCTGATAAAGAATCCAGATTCTGCCACCCTGCTTGAACTGAATACCCTGTCTGTGAAGATACTCATTCATCTTCTGTGCACTCCATCCGTAGTCCTTTGAAATCTCAGTGATAGATACAAGGTCCGGACTGTTAAGAACCACATCGTAATAACTTGCCTTAGGCTGCATCTCGATAAGCTGCTGTTTCTGTACTGCATTTTCTGCTTCCAGTGCCATTCTCTGCATACGCTCAGCCTTGTAAGCCTGAAGTGCCTCGATCAGAGCATCCGGATTATTCAGCATGTCATCAACTGCATATAAGCCATGTCTTCTGATTGCAGGAAGAACCTCCGATGTCACCCATCTCTTGAATCTCTTTGCTGCAGGAAGCTTGCTGGATAAGATAAGACTGTAAAGACCGGACTCGTTGATAAACCATCCTCCACGCTGTCCTAAACTCGACGCTGTTTTGTCGTTGAGTTTGTCTTCCTCATCAACATGCATAGCAATCGCTTTGTTAGGATCTGAATATCCAAGAATCTCTGCAACATCCTTACCTACAAAAAATGGCTCTCCACCTATCATTGTGCTGCGGACTGAGCCAAACTCCGCATTCTGAAAAATCTGTAATTCCATTGAATTACCCTCCTTGAAAAAATATTTGTGAGGTATTTCCTCAAGTCACAGGCAAAAAAAATCAGGGAGTTTTTAACCTCCCTGCAGAAATTTCTAATCTTTTTTACAAAATTGTACATTTTTTATTTTATTTTTGGTGGTTGACATTTCATTAGTTCATCTGTATAATCAGTATCTAACCACAGATATAAAAATCTATTTTGGCATCATTTTCCAGTGGATTTTTTTCTAAAATTGTGTATAATAGAAGTAGGAAATAACACAGGCTCACATGCTGAGGGAATCATATCGGCTGATCCGGGCACTCCCCTGTTTAAAAAATAATCGTGAACGATTGCCGGTAACAAAGCTCTTGGGTAAATCCAGGGGCTTTTGTTTTTGTAAAGGAGAATTAATACACATATGAATATTACTGACATTCAAGCGTGTGCCGATTTTTTCCAGGATAATTATTTGAAGACATTCTATTTTGTTATTACTTACAACGGAAACAGCTTCATGCTAATTGGAGAAAAAGCCAATTTCCCGCACTTAATGGGAATCCAAAGTAATACATATAGATCAAATGGCTATAATAAGCCGCAATATCTCTTCAATGATATAATTGGCAGAAATCCCATCAGCACTGCTATTATTCCAAATAACATAGCTACCACATCCAAAATGTACAAGAAGGTTCAAAATTTCACAAATAGCACGGATATATTCTGGAAAAATAGTGGACCACTTACAATAAACTATAATCCTGCTCTTAGCAGTACCAAACTAAATAACGTTGATGTTCTACTTACAGATATCAATACTGGCTATATGCTTGGCTGGGTATCCAATAACAAAATTGCTGTCAATGCTAATATCAATATGGAAAAGTATTGTATCTGTACATGGATAGACGAAAGCAATGGCAGCCAACAAGGCAAAGAAAAATATATGCCAGGACAGGATGTGGAATTAATCCGATTTGTATTTGCTCTTGACGAAAATTCAAAGCTTATTAGAAAAAAAGAATATTCTTACGACCGTCCACAGAAAAAATCCATCCTCGAATCATGCGAAAGAAATGGCAGTAATCTTCTTGTCGATTCAATTAACGCACATTATTACACAGAAATAGCTGTTGCAGATGGCATTCATTGTAAAGTTAATGGCACACAATTTTAAACCTTCAGATTACACATTCGAATCTGAAGGTTTTTCTTTAATCTTTTTTGTAAAATTTTGTCTCATATCCATCAGCTCTAAGAATTAATCCCTCCGCCCAGGGCGGTGTTCTTCCCATCTGCTCGCAGATTGCATTAAGAGATACATCCTCCCTGCACTCAATAATCAATTCATCATGCACATGAGCACATATCATACAATGCGATAATGTTTTCATGGCATAGCACAAAATATCCCTTGAAATAGCCTGAACGATATTCTCCACGAACTTCGGACCATAGCTTTCAATACGTTTGCAAATTCCGCTTCATCGGATCACCGATTCCGCTAGCAACGGATCAGTGTTTCCGGTCGTAACGGAACACTTTTCCGCTTCGTCGGATCACGCATTCTTATAAAGTGTTATAGTTTTTTCGTAGTCATTATTTTTAGATTACGAAAGGAGGCATTTTTATGCAGGACTACAACACTATTATTGGTGCTATTCAGATGCGTCTGAATAAGTGCCCAACCAGATCTGTTATGGATCGTTTTCGAATCGGATCAAGCACTCTTAACTTGATCATGAGTCGATATAAGGCTCTTGAGCTTACCATTGACGAGCTTGAAGCTATGTCACCAAAAAAAGTAGAGAACCTCTTTTACCCACAGAAAAATCTTCAACGCAAAGAAGTTCCACTTCCAGATTTTCAGTATTACTATGATCGTATTCATGCCCCAAACAGTAGAGTAAATATTTCATTCTGTTGGCTGGACTACAAAGAAAAGAATCCAGATGGATATGAAAAATCTCAGTTCTATAAATACTATCAACGTTTTGTTCAGGAAAACTATGGTGGCACAAAAATTTCAATGGCGGTAAATCGCAAGCCTGGTGAAAAGATGTACATCGACTGGGTTGGCGACCAGCCTGGACTTCTGACGGATGTTACAACCGGTGAAATCATGAGAGTTCATATCTTTGCCACAACATTAGGCGTGAGCAGTATGATCTATGCAGAGGCATTTCCAAATGAAAAGCTTCCTTGTTTTATCGAAGGCTGTGTACATGCGGTATCCTTCTATGGTGCAGTTGCTAAACATTTTGTCCCGGATAATCTAAAAACAGCTGTTACGAAGCATACAAAAGATGATCTTGTATTACAGTCAACCTTCTCTGATCTGGAAGACTTCTATGATACGATTGTGCTCCCACCACCGGCTCGTAAGCCTAAGGGAAAGCCAACGGTCGAGAATCATGTGCGTTACCTTGAAACACATCTTATAGAAAAGTTAAAAGAAAACATTTACACATCCTTTGAGGATTTGAATGCTGATATCAAAAAGATAGTAGCCGTCCTCAATGCGAGACCTTTTCAGAATCAAGCTTTTTCCAGACAAGAAATGTTTATCAAGTATGACAAACCATGTATGAAACCACTGCCAGGCGGAGAATACACAACTTGTGATTACAAAGCAGTACTGAAGGTGCCTAATAATTATCACATCGATTATGACGGCCACTACTACTCTGTATTGTATACTTACTGCGGAAAACCAGCAATCCTTAAGGCCACACCTTCTGAGATTCGTATCTGTGATCAGTACAACCGTCTGATCTGCACTCATAGAAGATCTTATAAGGATTTTCCGTTGTACATAACTACGGATGAGCATATGCCTCCGGAACACCTTTATTATCAAGAAATCAATTCGAAAGATGGAAACTATTACAGGCGCTGGGCGTCTGTGTTCGGTCCTTCCATGTCGGAATTGATTGATCGAATCCTAAAATCTTCTAAGCACGAAGATCAAGCATTCAATGCATGTGCCGGGATACTACATCGAGTAAAAGCAATCCCTAAAGGCATTGCAGAAGAAGCCGCTCGTAAATGCATTGAAATGAACTCTTATCGCTACTCGACGTACAGGCAGGTGCTTAAAAAGATGGAGTGCGATGAGCATCCAGAATCATCACCGGAATCACTTCCATCTCATGAAAACATCAGAGGAAAGGATTACTACAAGTAAAGGTGAATGATTATGGCATACAGACAGAAAGAATACAATTATAACGACAAACTTACAAAGGATCAAAATCTTCTTATGGACAAACTCTATAAGATGCGTATGTCCGGCATGGCAGAAGCTTTTGAAAACCAACTTATGAATCCGAATTCGGGATTAGAGAGCTTTGAAACAAGGTTCTCTGAAATCATCAACCATGAGTGGTCAGGGAGAGAAAACAAGAAGTTCAATCGGCTCTTAAAACAAGCAACACTAAAATATCCGGCAGCTGACCTTGATAGTTCTCTTTATGATCCAGAGAGGCAGTTAAACACACATGTCATTGAATTACTGGCCAAAGGTGATTGGATTGATGAACCGAACAATCTTTTGATTACAGGTGGAGCAGGAGCTGGCAAAACGCATGTTGCATGTGCACTTTGCGTCACAGCACTACATCAAATGAGGACTGTTAAATATATCCGTGCGAATTGTCTGCTTCAAGAATCCGCCCATGCGCATAGTGAAGATAATTACTATGAGTATTCAAACAAGATGGCCGGTTATGATCTTCTTGTTATAGACGATTTTGGATTGATGGACTTAAATCTTGACAAGTGCCGTGATCTCTTTGAAATCATTGAAGCTAGAGATTGCCGAAAATCAACAGTCATCATCTCGCAAATGCCAGTAGCGAACTGGTACCAATTGTTTGGTGATAACACATATGCAGATGCATGTCTCAGCCGCATGACCTCTAAAGCATATCGATTAGACTTTCCAGGTCGCGATAGACGTGTAGAAAGCAAGTAACTTTATTAACCAACAGGGCAATGATCCGTTCCTAGCGGAACAGCGCTCCGCTCATGCGGAGCGAGTGCTCTGTTTTTGCGGAATATGCAAATACGTTCCCACTTCTTAGTACCGCCAACTCCTTCATAGGTAACAGACTCCGAATCAAATCTGTTTAATCCCATTCTCGGTTTCACATAGGCAAGCCTTCTTCCAGAAGGAAGTTGTATAAATAACATCCCACTCTGACAGAAGAACCTGATACCATTTACATCAGTCTGCTTTTTCTGCTTCACTGCAGTTTTAACCGCACGGTCAACATCCCACCAGAATTTCACGATATTAGGATTGGCTGCTCTCCAGGAATCTACCAGTGGCTGCAGTTCTTCTTCTGCAAGTCCCATTTCAATGGATCCCATTGATTTTAATGCACCAACTGAGCCTCCGTAGCCAAGAGCCAGTTCCGCAATCTTACCCTTTTGTCTCAAATGAGCATTCTGACCATGCTTTTCCACCGGCACATCAAACATAGCGGATGCTGATGCACAGTAAATATCACCGTTATTAACAAATACCTCTGTTCTCCATGTTTCACCGGCAAGCCATGACAGTACACGTGCTTCAATCGCAGAAAAATCCGCAACTGCAAACTTATTCCCTTCCTTTGCCACAAATGCAGTTCTGATCAGTTCCGATAGCACATTTGGAACTGATGAATAATCCGGTCTCCATGTCCCCACTGTCCGGAGATAGGAAACCGCAAATCCGTTTTTAAGGAAACCGCCATTCCGGTGGTGGAAACCTTTATCATAAATCCCTTAGAATGTAATCATGCACCAAAAGGTGTAAATACATTCAAAGGAGGTCATGACTATGACCAAGTATCGAGAGATTCTCAGACTTAGTGGTCTGGGACTCAGTCAGCAGAACATTGCCGACAGCTGCAATGTCTCCAAGAAAACGGTCAATCGCGTTTTAAAGCGAGCTAAGGAATTAGATATCTCCTGGCCACTTGATGAAAGCGATACCGATGCTGTACTTGCAGAAAAATTTTTTCCTTCTGTAAAACAAGTCACATCCAATAAAAGAATGCCTGACTACGCTTACATCCGCAAGGAGCTGCTTCGCAACGGCGTAAGCAAAAAGCTCCTATGGACGGAATACATGGAGGATTGCCGTGCCAATGGCGAAGAACCGCTCATGTATTCACAGTTCTGCTATCACATCCAACAGGATGAGCAGAAACATCGCGCTACCATGCATATCAACCGTAAACCCGGTGAACAGGTTGAAGTTGACTGGGCAGGTGATCCTGCAACAGTCATTGATCCTGATACCGGCGAAATCATCAAAGCATACATATTTGTCGGTGTAATGACTTACAGCCAGTATGCATACGTGGAAGCATTTCTGGACATGAAACAGAAATCATGGATCAATGCACATGTCCATATGTACGAATATTTTGGCGGTGTCGCCAGAATCCTCGTACCGGATAACTGCAAAACTGCAGTTGTTCACAATGGCGGATGGAAAGACCAGCAGATCAATGAAACCTATCAGAAACTGGCTGAGCATTATGGCACTGCTATTATTCCGGCGCGTGTCAGGGCTCCCAAGGATAAGCCGAATGCTGAAGGAACGGTAGGAAATATCTCTACCTGGATAACAGCAGCACTTCGGGATGAACAGTTCTTCTCCCTTGCCGAATTAAATCGTGCAATCAGAGACAAGCTCGAACTGTTCAACCAAAGGCTCTTTCAAAAGAAAGAGGGTAGTCGGCGAAGCTTATTTCTTGAGGAAGAAAAACCATTGCTGGCACCATTACCTTCTACCCGTTTTGAACTGAGCGACTGGAAGACAGCCACCGTCCAGTTCAATTATCACATATCTGTGGATGGAATGCTATACTCAGTTCCTTATGAATACATCAAAAAGAAAGTGGATGTAAAGGTAACAGATACCACTATTGAAATTTTCTACAACCATAACCGCATTGCTTCCCACCGTCGTCTGAAAGGACGCCCCGGGCAGTACAGCACGGTCACGGAACATATGCCGGAAGACCACCAGAAATATCTGGAATGGAACGGCGACCGGTTCCGCAAATGGGCTGAGCGGATTGGCATAAATACGTACACTGTGGTCAATGCAATACTGACCTCCAAACGTGTGGAACAACAGACCTACCGAAGTTGTATGGGACTTCTGAAGCTTGCTGGGAAATACTCAGATGCATTGCTTGAAGCAGCCTGTAAAAAGGCATTGTCCTATACATCTTCGCCCAGTTACAAGAGTATTAAAAACATCCTTGTAACCGGTTCTGTAAAGCCGGAATCAGAAACTACTGAATCCACGACCACACATAAAGCACACGGCATCACAAGAGGTGCCGATTACTATCGGAGGTAAACACATATGACAAATCAGAGTACAATTGATAAATTAATTGAAATGCGCCTTACCACTATGGCAGATGCATTTCGCAACCAGCTGGATGATCCTAAATTTAAAGAAGTGCCATTCGAGGATCGCTTCGGTATGCTGGTGGACATCGAATACAGCAATCGTAAAAATAATCGTCAAAAACGGCTGATCCGTAACGCTGGATTCGACCAGCCGGAAGCAAATATCATGGATATCAACTACACTTCCGGACGCAAGCTTAACAAGGATCTTATTAACCGGCTTGCAACTTGCGAATATATATCTGAACACCGGAATCTCTTTATCACCGGTGCTACAGGCTGTGGTAAAACTTACATGGCCTGTGCCTTTGGCATGGAGGCATGTAAGCAGTATTTCAATACCAGGTATGTCCGTCTTCCTGATCTGCTTATTGATCTGGAGATGGCACGGACAGATGGCAGCTACAAAAAAGTCATGGCTAAGTATGCCAATCCCGTTGTCCTGATTCTGGATGAATGGCTTCTATTGAAACCAACGGATTCAGAACAGAGGGATATCTTCGAACTACTTCATAGGAGACGTAAGAAATCTTCAACGATTTTCTGCTCCCAGTATGAATTCGAGGAATGGTATGACCAGCTCGGCGGTGATGACAGTCCTCTGGCAGATGCAATCATTGACCGCATCGCTCATGACAGTTATCGCATCAACATCACAAGCATTGATGCCGAACATGACATCTCAATGCGTGAAGTCTATGGATTAGACAAAACATTACGCGAGTAAACTCGCATAAGCGGTTTCCGTTAGTCCGGACAGGCGGTTTCCTGCCTGCCGGACTTGCGGTGTTATCGCACAAGAATATTCAACTGAATCATATAACATGGAAAGAGCTTCGTAGTCACCATTCCTGACAAGACCTCTGGCCTGTTCCAGATCTTCCATATGATTCTGCGGAAGATTCTGCAGCTGAATGATACGCCCCGCCCATCTTCCGGATCTGTTGGCACCATAAAACTGGAACATACCTCTGGCTCTGCCATCAGCACATACCGCATTCTGCATCGCTTGGTATTTCTTCACGGATGATTTTGCCAGCTGCTGCCTAAGCTGCAGGGCATCTTTCACGTCACCATCCACCTCATCCATAAGCTTTGCTACATCCTTTTTCCCAAGTGATTCAACTTCAATACCCTGATCAGAAAGCCAGACCTTCATCTGTGCCACACTATTGGGATTATCAAGATCTGTAATTTCTCTCATCAGCGTTGAGAGTTTTTCTTTCGCTCATTGTCAAGCTAGTTGTCAGTAAAACTTTAACTTTTTGTTGCAATCATTCAGGCTGTCAGATGTTACTTCGCACCTAAGCTAAATGTCAATGACAAGCAGCTTCGCTGATGCAATTCATCCATTGACATTTAGCTCAGGCACGAAGTCCTGATTAATTAAGCTGAATGAATAAGAAGTTATGAAGCCGCAGCTTCCGATTCCTCAGTTATTTTTGTTTCCTCAAGTTCCTTTTCCGGATTGAGATACACCGTGCTCGGAAGTGTCCAGTCGCGTGTTGCGCGCCCATTCCACCGTTCTGGATGGGCAGCCTTGGCTGCTTCATACACTGCATGCCGGTTTTCGAGGATCTGTTCCGATGTGCCGCTACGCCTTTGATAAGGCGTCAGGAATTTCAACCCGCTATGATGATGGTCATGGTTGTACCATTTCACAAACTGGCTTACCCAGCAGCGGGCTTCTTCCAGCGTGGCAAATCCTTTCGGCTGATAGTTTGGGCGGTACTTAAGCGTCTTGAACAGACTTTCAGCATATGGATTATCATTGCTGACGCGAGGTCTGCTATTGGATGGTGTGATTCCGAGCTGATACAGTGTAGCCAGCATCGTTGCACCTTTCATTGGTGAACCGTTATCCGAATGCAGTACAAGGGGCTGTGTGGTAAGCCTTCCCTGTTTCAGTGTAATCCGTTTTATAAGATCGCTGGCCAGTTCAGCACTTTCTTCTTTATAGACCTCCCATCCGACGATACTCCGGTCATAGAGGTCTGAGAAAAGATACAGGTAATAAAACATTCCTTTGTGTGGTCCGTTCAGATAGGTAATGTCCCACATATACACCTGATTTGGAGCTGTTGCACTGTAAGTGGCCGGACGATTTCGTTTAGGAGCTTCGCTTCTTCCTCTGTGGTTGAGCATTTTTTCTTCCCGCAGGACGCGGTAGAACGTGGATTCTGATGCGATGTAAATGCCTTTGTCTGCAAGGGCAGGAACAATCTCACATGGGGGCATGCTCGCATACTCCAGAGAGTTGCAGGTTTCTATAATCTTCTGCCGCATTTCCTGTGGCACCTTGTTGACCGGTTCCGGATGAATCGCGGTCGGGCGACCATCTTCATAGGAATCCGTATGACTTTTTCGGTTTTTCCAACGATAAAAAGTCCGTTCTGTGATTCCAAGCCTCTCACAGGATTTCCTGCAGGAAGCCCCGGCTTGCATTGCTTCCTCGATTAGCTGTACGGCATTCTCGCGGTCTGAGGCGCTAATCATTCGTCCTCTGGATCCCCCCAGATCGCATTTGCTTTTTTTGACAGCACAAGTAGTGCAGCCGCTTCCGCGAGTGCTTTTTCTTTCCGCTGTAATTCTTTTTCGAGTTTTTTGCGTTCCTTCTCGGAATCCTTAAGTTCCCGGTTAAGGCGGGCAGCCTCTTTGGCAACGCCGCCATTTGCGTTCAGGCAGGCATCCTTCCATGCTTTGATCTGCTCAACGTAAAGCCCCTTTTTACGTGCATACTCTGCGAGCTCTGTTTCATTCATGCTTGCAGTTTCAACAACAACGAGGAATTTATCCTGTGTGCTCCAGTCATCCGGCGATGCATTAGTACCCGGGGCTGCATAGCCTTCTTTTCTGGCTTTGTCTCTCCAGTTGCGGAGCGTCTGCTCAGAGATGCCTTCTTCTTTGGATATCTTGGTGATTGACTCATTGTTGGGTGGAAGCATTCTTCTTAGCAAGGCTTCCTTAAGTTCTTGACTGTAGTTCATAGTGAAAGCTCCTTCCTGTGATAGTTATATACTACCACAAAAACTTTTTTCTTTCACTGACAACTATTCTAACACACAGGGATATGGTGCCATTCGTTGTAATACCAAAACTAAATTTATAATCCCTGTACTCATTGTGTAACTTATCAACAATATATTTTATCGCCGGAAAATTCAACAACGGTTCTCCACCATGAAAATCAATTATAGTCATATCTGATTTATTTATCTTTTCTATTACAAATTTTATGGTTTCATCTGCTGTTTTCTTGTCCATAAAATGACTATCCTTATCATTACTTTCGTAGCAATAAGAGCAACGCATATTACATTTAGTAGTTACCCAAATAGCAAAAGCATACATCTATGTCACCTCCAGATTCTAGTCCCATAAAATTTGATAAAGAATTTTTTTCTTGTTTTCACATCGTCTTAAAAATGCAGCTTCATCCTTAATATGTAATTCTATGTCCTCTAAACAACTCCAACAAAATAAATTAACTTTGCAGTCTTTACACCTTTTTACATTTTCCGGTTGAATATTCATCAACTGACAAAAACCTTCCGCATTTTTTTCAAAAATTTCATCATTCAATTTTTTTAAGTTACCAACATCATTCATATGAATCAACTTGTATTTATTATTAATCATATTAGGACACGGATAGATCCAACCATCATAGTTCACAACAAATTCACTTATTCCTGCCCCACACGTAATTATTTTCATTGACTTTTTTGCATCTCTGATTTCTTTTTCAGAAAGCACGGTATCTATATCTTCTTGTATGTAGCTATTAAATTTTTTTACACTCTTCTCTCCCCTCCCTTTCGGCATAAAAATTCTTACAATAGGCTTTGTATTCAATTTTTTATTTAATTCAAAAAATTTTTCTTTAAGATGAAAATTTGTTGTACCAAAAGTCATAGATAATGTTATTTCTTTCACATCATTCTTTTTTAGCAAATGAACAGAGTTAATCACCTTATCATATGCACCTTTTCCTCGAACTATCGAGCAACTTTCCTCATCCACACCATCAATACTAATATCAAATTTATCAATCAGTTCAGCTAATAATTTAACATTATCGTCATTTATTAAAGTTGCATTCGTAGCCAGTGCAACTTTTCCATTGTATTTACTTCTAAGATACCTTATTATTTCAAAAAAATCTTTTCTTAGTAAAGGTTCTCCACCTGTTAATACGATTCCTCCTGGTTCTATATCAACAATTTTATCGATTATTCCTGTCCATTCCTGTGTACTCATTTCTCTTCTATAAACTTCTGAATTTTCATCGGCGGCATCAGCACAGCAGTGAATGCATTTCAAATTGCATCGATTAGTAAGCAACAAATATACAACATCAATTACCTCTTCTTTTTCTTCATCGCCAATTACCCCCAGTTCCTTCAATTTTTTCAGTAATTCATTGATATAAATCCGATCTTCATCATCTGCTAAGCTTTCTAGAATTTCGCTATTTGTTAAAGAAAATTCACATGCTCGCTCATTGTCAAGCTAGTTGTCAGTAAAACTTTAACTTTTTGTTGCAATCATTCAGGCTGTCAGATGTTACTTCGCACCTAAGCTAAATGTCAATGACAAGCAGCTTCGCTGATGCAATTCATCCATTGACATTTAGCTCAGGCACGAAGTCCTGATTAATTAAGCTGAATGAATAAGAAGTTATGAAGCCGCAGCTTCCGATTCCTCAGTTATTTTTGTTTCCTCAAGTTCCTTTTCCGGATTGAGATACACCGTGCTCGGAAGTGTCCAGTCGCGTGTTGCGCGCCCATTCCACCGTTCTGGATGGGCAGCCTTGGCTGCTTCATACACTGCATGCCGGTTTTCGAGGATCTGTTCCGATGTGCCGCTACGCCTTTGATAAGGCGTCAGGAATTTCAACCCGCTATGATGATGGTCATGGTTGTACCATTTCACAAACTGGCTTACCCAGCAGCGGGCTTCTTCCAGCGTGGCAAATCCTTTCGGCTGATAGTTTGGGCGGTACTTAAGCGTCTTGAACAGACTTTCAGCATATGGATTATCATTGCTGACGCGAGGTCTGCTATTGGATGGTGTGATTCCGAGCTGATACAGTGTAGCCAGCATCGTTGCACCTTTCATTGGTGAACCGTTATCCGAATGCAGTACAAGGGGCTGTGTGGTAAGCCTTCCCTGTTTCAGTGTAATCCGTTTTATAAGATCGCTGGCCAGTTCAGCACTTTCTTCTTTATAGACCTCCCATCCGACGATACTCCGGTCATAGAGGTCTGAGAAAAGATACAGGTAATAAAACATTCCTTTGTGTGGTCCGTTCAGATAGGTAATGTCCCACATATACACCTGATTTGGAGCTGTTGCACTGTAAGTGGCCGGACGATTTCGTTTAGGAGCTTCGCTTCTTCCTCTGTGGTTGAGCATTTTTTCTTCCCGCAGGACGCGGTAGAACGTGGATTCTGATGCGATGTAAATGCCTTTGTCTGCAAGGGCAGGAACAATCTCACATGGGGGCATGCTCGCATACTCCAGAGAGTTGCAGGTTTCTATAATCTTCTGCCGCATTTCCTGTGGCACCTTGTTGACCGGTTCCGGATGAATCGCGGTCGGGCGACCATCTTCATAGGAATCCGTATGACTTTTTCGGTTTTTCCAACGATAAAAAGTCCGTTCTGTGATTCCAAGCCTCTCACAGGATTTCCTGCAGGAAGCCCCGGCTTGCATTGCTTCCTCGATTAGCTGTACGGCATTCTCGCGGTCTGAGGCGCTAATCATTCGTCCTCTGGATCCCCCCAGATCGCATTTGCTTTTTTTGACAGCACAAGTAGTGCAGCCGCTTCCGCGAGTGCTTTTTCTTTCCGCTGTAATTCTTTTTCGAGTTTTTTGCGTTCCTTCTCGGAATCCTTAAGTTCCCGGTTAAGGCGGGCAGCCTCTTTGGCAACGCCGCCATTTGCGTTCAGGCAGGCATCCTTCCATGCTTTGATCTGCTCAACGTAAAGCCCCTTTTTACGTGCATACTCTGCGAGCTCTGTTTCATTCATGCTTGCAGTTTCAACAACAACGAGGAATTTATCCTGTGTGCTCCAGTCATCCGGCGATGCATTAGTACCCGGGGCTGCATAGCCTTCTTTTCTGGCTTTGTCTCTCCAGTTGCGGAGCGTCTGCTCAGAGATGCCTTCTTCTTTGGATATCTTGGTGATTGACTCATTGTTGGGTGGAAGCATTCTTCTTAGCAAGGCTTCCTTAAGTTCTTGACTGTAGTTCATAGTGAAAGCTCCTTCCTGTGATAGTTATATACTACCACAAAAACTTTTTTCTTTCACTGACAACTATTCTAACACACAGGGCTATTGACATGCAATAAAAAATGTGCGGTCACCTTGTTGTCCATTTGGACAACAAGGTGACCCCTTAATTTATAAAGGGAATTGATTCCACCACGAATCATTCTATCCCAAAACCCTGCAAAACTAAGGAGGCACATTTTTATTATGAACCATTATCCGTCAAATGTAAAAGAAAAATTGAATTCTATCATCTTATCCATGGCTGAACATCACTGGCTCTTTTCCAAAAATCCTGGCCACGATTTTACACGCCAGCATCTTGGGAAACTATCTTTTTATGATACCATGCGTCTGATCATCAGTATGGGGAAAGGCAGCACGAATGATGAGATCATGGATTACTTTGACCTGGACTCTGACCTTATCCCTTCACAGTCTGCTTTCTGCCAGCGCCGCAGACAGATTTCCCTCTCTGCTTTTGAATACCTTTTTTCGGAATTCTCATCTTCTTTTCCATCCACTACGGACAAATTCAAAGACCATTGTATTCTCGCCTGCGATGGGTGCCACGTTGTCTATGCTACCAATTCTGATATTATCGAGGACTATAATAAGCCCCGGCTTATCGACTATAAAGGTTACAACCACATGCACTTAAATGGTTTTGTTGATGTTATCAGCAAAGCCTTCCTTGATGTCGTCATACAGCCCGGACAGCAGCCGGATGAGCGTGAAGCGCTCCACTCCATGCTGGATCATTTCACACCCGATGATCCGCAAGAATATATTATAACTGCAGACCGCGGTTACGAATCCTATGATCTCCTGTTCCACTGTGAGCTCAAAAACCTGGGTTACGTTTTCCGTGTAAAATCACCATCTTCCCCAAAAAGCATTCTTTCTTATTATGCATCTGAGCTTCCGGATGATCTTGAAGAATTCGACGTTACGATAAAGCGCTTTTTTACGGATAAAGCCACAAATATTATGAAAAGCCAGTCAGATGTTTACCGCTACATCAATCCCAGTAAAAATACCCCTCATTTTTATGAGCTTCTTAGGAAAAACCACAGTCATCTTTATTTCTTGCAGTTTCGCGTTGTTAAGATCAAAACCGCTGAGAATACATATGAGTATCTCATTACCAACCTTCCCTTCTCATTTACACTGGACGATATCCGGGAATGCTATCACTGGCGATGGGGCATTGAAATTTCTTTCCGCTATCTCAAACATGCGGCCGGGCTTCTGTACTTTCATTCAAAACAGCCGGAATTTCTAAAACAGGAAATCTATTCCCGCCTGATTCTGTACAATTTCGGCATTTTTATCGCAAACGAAGCGGCAGAAGAAAACCGGAAAAAGAAACGGGATGGCAACAACAAGTATCTCTATGAACTTGACTTTTCTTCAGCATTAAAAACAGCCAGAAAGTTCTTCATGCGCAGGGATTCCGGCAGGCACATCGATATTATCCGGCTGATGATGAAATATGTCCACGCAGTGAAAGACAGGTTCCGGCAGTTTCAACGGCCTCTCCGTGGAATCAGCGCAATTCATTTTGGATATCGGTAAGTTCTGCAACTGAATATCCTTCTTTTTGGCAGATGGACAGCATCTGTCTTTTTGGCATACCTGTTTTTGGCTTTTTGAGTTCAAAATATCGGATATTTGACAACAACTGAGCTATCGAACAAAACTTCGAACAACTGGCTTAATGGCATTGCCTTTTAGACCCCTTCGCAGTGAAAGACAGGTTCCGGCAGTTTCAACGGTCTCTCCGTGGAATCAGCGCAATTCATTTTGGATATCGGTAAGTTCTGCAACTGAATATCCTTCTTTTTGGCAGATGGACAGCATCTGTCTTTTTGGCATACCTGTTTTTGGCTTTTTGAGTTCAAAA